CCGTGGCGGCGGCCGTGGCGGCGGCCGTGGCGGCGGCCGTGGCGGCGTCCGTGGCGGCGGCCGTGGCGGCGTCCGTGGCGGCGCGCGAAGGGGGCGCCTGTGGGTGCTTGCGCGCATGCCAAATGGCTGCGGCAAAGCCGCCGGCTATCGCCATGACCAAGGGACTGGGTACGATAACGACACGCGGTTCTTTCAGTTTGGCCGCGCGATACATGCCGTGGATCGCGGACGTGATCTTGTCCGGTTCGATGGGATCGGTGCGGAAGGCACGCGCCGTCCATTGTTTGACGTGCTCGGCCATCGCGGCGCGCTCGGCCTCCGTCAGGCCACCGCCGGCGAAATCGGGACGACGGATGATCTTTTCCTGCTTCATGCTGGGTACTCCCCTTGGTGGTGGATAAAGGATGTCAGGCAATGCGCTGGACGCGAACACAGGGAGCGCCATCTTCGGCGCGCACCATGCGCTGGACGCGGTACGTATGGCCCAGGCGCCGCGCTTGTTGGCTTGCGCGTACACGCACGGCATGATCCAGTTCGCGCGGCACATCGAAGTAATGACCGATGTCCATGGCGCGAAACGGGTACTTCTCGCGCGGCTCTTCGGGCGGCACCGGCTTCTTGTGCAACGTGAAGAAGGGAGCGGATGCGCGAGGGCGCTTGCGGGCGTTGACAGGTATGTTTTTCATGACAATGGATGATACCTTGATACATCGGGATAGTCAAGGGTGGAACGTTCATGACGCAAGCCGTACACCCAAGGCGCGCGGCCCTTGCCACGACGCACGTACGCCACGATCTGCACCACGTGTTGCGCCAGCAGCGTCCGCAGGGCTTTTTCGATGGCGCTCTCGCTGACGCCCACGCAAAGCGCCAAATCTCTTTTTGTCATTGGCTGCAGGCGCAGGACTTGCAGCAGGCGATGGCGCGCCGGTACGGGTGAGCGCGGGTTCATGGCGCCATCGACAGGGCGGCAATGGCGCAGGCCAAGCCACCGATGGCGCCGACCATGAGCCCATAACCGAAGATGGCCCACAGGTCGCTGATAGCTACAAAGACCCGGCGGTTGAGGTAGTGCGAGAGGCGGCGGTTCATGCGAGGCGCTCTTGGATTTGCTGGCGGCGGTATTCGGCGACCATCAGGTCGAGGAATTCCAGGGCGTGACGGGCGCGCAGCTGGGCGGTCGCCGCGACCACGACCGACTCCGGCGCCTGTACCGGTCCGTGCAGGGTATTCGGATAGACCTCGGCCAGGTCGAGTTGGTAGCCATCCGGCACGGCCTCCAAGAGCCGCTGGCGCAGACTGCGCGTGGCGCGCTGCTGTTGTTCCAGCGCTTCGCGCAGCGCCTCGATGTGCTGCTCCAGCGCCTGGATGCGCAGGCGCGCGGCGTCCAGCGTCGGCTGGGAGACGTCCTTGATCACCTGCACGCGTCCGGCCAGGGGCTGGAGCGAATCCAGCACCTGGGCGATCAGCGGATCGACATGGGCGTTACTCATGACCGACTCCGACAGTGAAGAGGTCGAGCAGGCGATGCCACCAGGGGCGGCGTGGGCGTGGGCGCGGTAGGCAGCAGCGCACGTGCTCGCGTGGGTTGCGATGATGGAAGGGATGGCGGTTGCGCAGGTCTTGGCGGTTCATCGCTCACGCCTCCCGCAACGGCTTGAACTCGGCGACCGCGGCCCAGTAGGCGTTGGGCATCTCGCCGCTACACACGACGGTGTAGCCGTGCTGGCGCAACCACACTTCCCCGATATCGAACGGGTTGGCGTAGTCGTAGTCATACGGGAGGATTACCGCATCCCGCTCGAAACGTTGCGACGTGAGCTTGACGCGCGCGCCGCGCGACATGGTTGGGCCAAGGAAAGCGATCTTGATCAGGTGAGCGTTCATGGGGTGCCCCTTGTGAGATGGATGGCGCCGGGAGCGGGAGTCGAACCCGCTGTCAGAACCTATGTTCAGGTAGGACCGCCCTACTTCCCCGACGTGTTGCCAATCTATCACGTCTGACACGTATGTCAAGCATTATTTCCCTTCCATCCGTGGCCTTTCCCCTTGTTTCGTCCATCGATTCAGCATTCGTTCACCCGATTGCCGCCAAGCGCTTCCTCTATTGCTCCATCCATGGCTTGAGCTAAGGATGAATCCTTTCTATGCATGGACCATCAATGACTTAGCAAGGTTACCGTGTGTGTGTAGCAGCAGTAGGGTAGTGAGTTCTAACACTGTAACTCCTGATCCATCTTCTTCCATATCATAGTTAAATCATCACTCGCATAAGCTGTAACATTTGACTAATCCATAGATATAGCTTAAGAAGCGACAGCGGCTGTAGCATGAGTTCAAGCACAGGATGTAGCCATGGATGGATCTTTTCTGTGCAGGAGGACAGCTCAGGCGGGAAGAGGCTGGAACGCGCTGTGAGCGTCTGTGCGGCGTTTCCAGCGTGGGGTCGGTAGGGTGGTAGCGGCCCCCTCCCTGGCTGGCGCTCTGGATCGATCCTGATCGGTTCCAGCCCCCTCCGATCCCTCCCTTCCGACTCCCGACCCGGCGCTTTGGGCTTTTCGCTCGATCAACAGAGAGGCTCCACCCTCCCCCACCCCAGGAAAAAATTCGGTGGAGAGGGCTTAATCACCCTCCCCCTTTCTGGCACCCCCGTAGCTAACGAAGCTCCCCATAGGCGTCTTAGCTACGGACCCCATGGGCGGGAACAGTGGGTCAAAAACCCTCCGTAGCCAACGGATACAAAAATGGACGGCTTAGCTACGGACCCCTGGGATGGATCGGTGACCCGGAAATCCCACCCCTTATCGGGCCATGGCTGACGCAGTAAGCTTGACCTGCAGCCGGCCTGTTGCTGGCGCGGGAGAAGAAACATGGCACGCAGCAAGGTCGATCAGCCGGTGGTGCGTTTGAGCGTGGGGCAGATGACGCCGGGCAATGTGAAGGAGCGCACGTTCCATCCGAACGGGGTGGACGGCTATACCTGTCCCAGCTACAGCAACCGGCGAGGCAACAGCAACGTCCAGGGCACGTCCAAGCCGGTGGCCCGGTTTGGGGTGGCGACGGGCAACCGCGGCGAGTGGAAGCGGTGAGCGCAAAGCCTGGCAAGGAAGCCAAGTCGGGGAATGTGAAACGCCTGTTGCTCCCGGTGGAGCGCTGCAACCAAGAGTGCGTCGCCAAGTTGGAGCAGCTTCTGGCCATGGCGAAGGCCGGGGAAATCGTCAGTGTTCACGGCATCGCCGAATCAGGTGGAACGTACTTCATCTACTCGACCCGGACGGCATCGCGCACCCAGACTGCGGGCGCGCTGCTGGACGCCGCCATCGAGCGGCTGAAGGACGACGAATGAAAACCGCCGCCGGTATCCGCGCCTATATCCGCCGTTCCCGGGTGCCGATCGCCGACTGGGCGCGGGCGCTGGGCGTGCACTACACCTCGCTCTACCGCATGGTCTGCGGGGTGAGCGGGATGCAGGAGGGGCCCTTGATGCGGCGCGCCATGTGGATGGTGCAGGCGCTGGAGGAAGGGCAGGCCCGCTGGGAGCGCAGCACGCTGCCCGACGGCCATGGCGCATGGCGCATCCAGGGCCTGGCCTTCACGCCGACCACGATGGTCACCTACCGGGCCAATTTCCTCGGCGGTACGTTCCAGCGCATCGAGGGCGTCGAAACGTGAAGTTCCCTCGCCAGCAGTTCGAGACGTTCTGCAGCCGCCTGGTGCTGAACTCCAAGGAGCAGGGCCGGGTGCCGTTCCGGTGGAACGGGGCACAGGTGCGTTTCGTGGATGAAATGGAAAAGGGCTTAGGCCGCGAGCAGCACAAGATCGTCGTGTGCAAGGCCCGCCAGCTGGGCATCACCACGATGACGCTGGCGCTGGACCTGTTCTGGCTGTTCCGCCATCCAGGTACGCAGGGGGCGCTGGCGGTCAGCAACGAGTCGGTCCGCGACCTGTCGCGCAACATCCTGACCAACTACCTGGACGGGTTGCCCAACGGCATGAAGGTGCCGGTGAAGATCGACAACCGCACCGAGATCCGTTTCACCAACACCTCGCGTCTGGCCCACATGATCGCCGGCGGCCGCAACTCCGGCGCGCTGGCTCGCGGCCAGGGTCTCAACTACGCCCACATGACCGAGATGAGCAGTTGGGCGGACCCGGAGGGGGTGGTGTCGCTGGATGCCTCGCTCGCCGAAACGCACCCCAACCGCCTCTACATTGCCGAGTCCACCGCGCGCGGGTTCAACGTCTTCCACGACATGTGGGAGGACGCCGAGCGCTCGCTCTCGACCAACGCGATCTTCATCGGCTGGTGGGCGAAGGAGGACTATCGCATGCCGCGCACCTCGCGGCTGTGGGATACCTATGGACGCGCCCGGCCCAGCCGCGACGAGCAGGCGTGGGCACGCGAGGTGAAGAAGCGCTACGGCCACGAGATCACCCCCGAGCAGTTCGCCTGGTGGCGCTGGAAGTGGGCCGAATCGGGCGAGAGCCGCCTCCTGGTCGCCGAGTATCCCTGGACCGCCGACCAGGCCTTCGTCATGACCGGCGACCAGTTCTTCGGCGCGCAGACGCTCAAGAAAATCAAGGAAGCCGCGTTGCAGGTGCCGCGGCAGTGCTGGCGCTACGTGATCGGCCCGCGCTTCGAGGACACGGCGTTGGAGCCCGATGAGGACGGTCCGCTGTCGATCTTCGAGGAGCCGCGTTCGGACGCCGAGTACGTGATCGCCGCCGATCCGGCCTACGGGGAGAGCGAGTGGGCCGATCACTTCTGCGCCCAGGTGCTGCGCTGCGAGCGCGACCGCGTGGTGCAGGTGGCGGAGTTCAACTCTCCCGATTGCACCATGTACGGCTTTGCCTGGATTCTTGCCCACCTGGCCGGCGCCTATTCCTCGATCGCCAAGCCGGCCACCCTGATCATCGAGCTGGGCGGCCCGGGGCGGGGCGTGCTGCAGGAGCTGCAGCGCATGCCCGAGCAGTACGCCGACCGCATCGACTCGCTCAGCCCCAGCGCGCAGCGGGCGCTTCAGAACCTGTTCGGTTCGATCCGCCACTACCTGTACCGTCGCCCCGACAGCCTCTCCGGCGGCCGGCTGCTGCAATGGGAGACGACCTGGAAGACCAAGCAGATCATGATGAACCTGTTGCGCGACGGCATCGAGCGCGGCATGGTCACGGTCAACAGCCCCGAATGGCCCGAGGAGGCGCGCTACGTCACCCAGAACGGCAGCCGCATCCAAGCCGAAGGCCAGCACAAGGACGACCGCGTGGTGGCGATGGCGCTGGGCGTGGTGGCCTGGCAGCAGCAGGTGCTGCCCGAACTCCTGGCCGCCCATGCCGAAGCCGGCTACGGCCGCGGGCCGGCCGCGCCGCTGGATCGCGCGGTGCACAACTGGCTGGACGGCATCCGCTCGGGCGCCGAGGATGCGCTCTGGTCCACGCCTTCCTACGGCTACGCATCCTGGGACGAGTTGCAGTAGCATCGCACGCAAAGCATGCTCTGAGCGTTGGCTTTACCAACGATCATCGCCGCATAGCCACCCTAAGACCGGAGGACTGTCCATGAGCCGTCTGACCGCCGCGGAACGTCGCAAGCGCCCGGCGCGGGATTTCGCGGGGCCGGACAAGACCTTTCCGGACTACGACCGCAAGCACCAGCGCGCGGCGATCTCCGGTGCCTCGCGCGCCTACCATGCCGGCCACATCAGCAAGGCGACCGAGCAGCGCATCCAAGCCCGCGAGCGCCGCAAGCTGTCCTCCCGCTCCACCCGCAAAGGATCTTCCCGATGATTACCGCCCTGTTCTGGATCTTGATCGCCCTCGTGGCGCTCGACGTCATTGCCCACCTTCAGCACATCACGGTCGTGGATGAGCTGAAAAAGGACCTGGCATGGATCAAGTCCAAGCTGGAGGGAGGCTCTTCGTGATGAAGCGCTGGCGCTGTCTCCACTGCTGGGCGCCGGAGGTGGCGGAGGCCGAGTGGGAAGACCATCTCACGCAGTCGTTCTGCCGCCTGTGCGGGAGCGCCGGCACGCGCATCTACGAATTCGGCTGCTTCGTGTGCGACGACCAGGGCGTGATCTTCTGGGGCGAGGAGGCGCCCAGCCACCCCTGTCCGGACTGCAACAGCCCGTCCTACCGCATCGTGCATGCGCCCTACGTCGCCAGCCCCGAGCGCCGTGCCGATTTCAAGGCCGCCGACCGACTGCTGGAGACCGAGTTGACGAACCAGAACCGCTCCCTCTCCACCTTCGAGCGCAACGCCAAGCCGGTGGACGAGCGCGTGGCGGCCGCGCGGGCGCAAGCACAAGCGAATGGCGGCCTGGCCGGCGGCTGGGTCGCGCCGGCGCAGGTGATCGGTCGTGCGATGCCAGGCAGTCAGGCGAACCCGCTGGGCACGATGCCGCGGCCCACGACGATCATCGCCGGCAAATACGACAAGGTGGACTAGCTCATGCGCATCCCGAAGGCGCCGGCGGAACGGATCGACTGGCTGTACAGCACGCTCGCCCGCCTGCGTCGCTCGATGGACGACCGGCGCGCCAAGGCGCGCACGTGGCGCAGCTGGTACCTGCATGGCGCCCCGGAGTGGGGCGCGCGCTACAACATGATCTGCCCGCAGGTGAACACCCTGGCCGGCTACCTGTACGCGCCGCGCAGCGTGCGTTTCAGCCTCAACGCCGGGCCGGTGGCCAAGGCCGGCAAGATCGCCCTGTTCGAGACCGCCGCGGTGCGCCTGCGCACGCTGTGGAACGAGTCCTGCGCGGATGAGGCCTACAGCAACCAGACGCTCTGGAGCCTGGTCTATGGCTCGAGCTTCCTGAAGTTCCGCTGGGCCGAGGGCAAGCCGCGCTGCCTGCCGGTGGCGGCCTTTGACCTGGGCGTGTGGCGCGACGACCTGCCGGACCTGGAAGATCAACAGGCGATCCTGCACACCTATCGGCTGGATGGGGAGACCGTGCGCCTGTGGCTGGTCTCCGCCGGCATGCCCGGACCGGAGGTGGACGCGTGGATGCGCCGCTTGGGCAACGGCAACAGCGGCGAAAGCCCCAGCCGCGGCGCGGTTGCAGTGGGCCAGATGAACCCGATCGGGTGGTCCGGCGGCGTCTCGCAGGGCGTGGCCGGCGCGGTGACCGACTGGGGCAGCGTCAGTGCCGACTACGGCGGTGATTCGCCGACGCTGGAGATCGAGGAGATGTGGGTGCGCGACGATGCGACCCGCGACTGGCGCATCTTCCAGATCATCGAGAAGGACCTGATCCTGTCCGATCGGCCGAACGATTTCCTGCCCGAGCACCATCCGTTCGTCAAACTCACCCCGGACCCGGTGGATGAATGGTTCTGGGGCCGCTCGACGGTGGAGCAGCTGATTCCGCTGCAGGCCCTGCGCGAGAAGCGCATGAACCAGCTCGACCGCCTGTGCGCGCGCCAGGCCAACCCGCCGATGGTGGCCAGCGGCCTGAGCGGCGTGACCGACGAGAAGGCGGCGGCCGTGATGCGCCGCGGCGGCCTGCTGGGTTCCTCGCAGGTGCCCGGCGCCAAGATCGACCTGCTCACGCCGCAGGTCTCGGAAATCAGCTTCGCGCTGATCAACGACATCGACGCGATGTTTTCCAACACGCTTGGCCTCACCGACATGCTGCAGGGCCAATCCTCAGGCAACGAGCGTGGCGGCGCGCACGCGCGGGCGATGATGGAAGCGGGCGCCAGCCGCCTGACGCGCCGGATGCAGAACGTGGAGCGCGCAGTGGCGGAAGGCGCCTCGCTGCTGATGGAGCTGGCCAAGCGCTACGACGACACGGTGCTGGTCGATGATGACGATCAGCGCTACCTCATGGCGCAGGTGCCGGAGGAAGCGATGGTGGAAGTGGCCGCGCATTCGGCCTCGCCGCTGTTCGCCACCCGCGCGCAGCAGGACGCCGCGCAGCTGATGGAGCTGGGCATCATCGACAAGACCGATTTCCTGGACCTGGCCGATCCGCCGATGTCCGAGGCGCTCAAGATGCGCATGAAGGCGCGCGACAAGCAGCACCAGAAGCAGGTCCAGCAGGCCATCCAGCGGACCCCCGAGAACGACCGCTGGCAGCTGTTTACCAGCCTGCTGGGCCTCGGCAAGAAGCGCGCCTGACACTCACCCAAAAAGAAGGCCCCGACACCCAAGGGGTAGATGTCGGAGCCTTCAAGGAGACTTGCGTCTCCAGCCGGTGAGGGCTATGCTCGTCCCGCGACGGACTTGCGGGACCCATCTTACCTCTTTTTTCGGGAACTGCAAGCCTGTCGCCGTCAAGACGCACGACAGTCGTGGGCCTGTATGGGCTGCCCGTCAGAGTACACCGAGGCGCGGAGCACACTCTCCGCGACCCTCGCCCCGGCGTTCCTCCAGCGACCGGGTAGAGCCGTGGCAAGTGACGTCGGCGTGAGCCGGCCCAGAGTCATGGCGAAAGGAATGGGGGCGTCCCGCGACACGGGTTCCTTTCACCGGGCAGAGGTCCACTCTTTCTGCCAGGAACGAGAAGGGAATGAGTGACGATGACCGCTACGGTTTCTCCACCGGCCTAGAGCGCCGGATCGAGCAGAAGCCATAGGTCACGTCTGGGCAGACCGTGCCTCGAAAAAACCTTGACTTCTTGCGTGAACCGGTTCTAGAAAGGCGACAGTGCGGTGCCTTGGCATGCGCACGGGTTCCCCGTCAGGGGATGAAAGAGAACCAGGGTGATCTCTGAAAAGGTTCCACTTAGGAACCGTTCGTCCGCCCGTCAATCGAAGGAGAGCGTCATGGCTCGCAAGTCGCATCGCAAGGCCCGCAAGGGCGGTCGCAAGGCCCGCAAGTAATGGCAACCGCCATGCAAACGGGTGCGGCCAAGCGCAACATCAAGAAGGCCATCGCCGCGCGCAGTTCGGGCCGCAAGCCCACGCGCAAGGCGATGCGCTGACGCATGGCCACGCCGAATCTCGGCACGCTGTCGCAGCCGTTGCCCATGGGTGGGCAGACCCAGGGCGCGGCTGCGCCGGCACCGGCCACCAACCAAGCCTCGCCGGACGGCCAGACCGCGCTCTCGCGCGGCAAGGTCATGCAGGCGATCCAGGCGATCAGCACGGAACTGCCCAACTTCCCGGTCGGCTCCGAAGAGCACACCGCGCTGCTCGATACGGTGAAGAAGCTCGGCAAGTATTTCTCCGGCTGGAGCACGTCGGCCCAACCGGCACCCCAGACGCAACAGGCCGCCCAGCAGGTCGCGGGTTCGCCCGCCATGGGTGGCGCCCCGTCCCCTCAGGAGGCAGCCTAAATGGCCATCCGTCCGAACAACCTGACGCCCAACAAGGGCGGTGATGTCACGGCGCCGACCGTGGATGACAAGCCGCGCCGCTACTCCAACCTCATCAACCAGCCGTGGGTGCCGCAGTTCGGGGGCGCCAAGGCGGTGGCGAACGCGGTCAAGAAGGCTCCGTACGGCCGCATCGCGCACGTCGGCAAGCGCGGGAACCCGTAATGGCCAGCAACCGGCCCTCGCTGTCCGCGCCGACCTACGGTTCCCTCACCGGGAACATCAACTGGTCGCGCGGCATCGGTGAGCAGCTGGCGCAAACCGCGACCACCGCGACCACCACGCCGACCACCACCACTACGGCGGCCCCGACCACCGCGACGAGCAACTTCGGCGGCGGTGGCGGCGGTGCGTCGTCGCCCGGTCCCTTCCTTTCGATCATTGCCCAGAGGTAACGTCATGCCTGCCCTTGACGAACAAGAAATTGCCGTCCTCGCGGAACTGAAGAGCAGTGACCCCGCGCTGTACCGCAAGATCCGCGGCGAGGCGCTGCGCGCCGCCGCCAAGCTGCATCCGGACATCGTGGTGCCGGAAGTGGAGATGGGCCATGCGATCGAGCAACTGCGCGCCGATCACGAGAAAAGCCTGACCGAGGTCAAGGCGCAGCTGGACGCCGAGCGCGCGGCGCGGGCCAAGGCTGAAGCGCTGGCGGCGGCCCGCGAGAAACATGGGCTGGCGCCGTCCGAGATCGGCCAGGTCGAGAAGTTCATGAAGGACAACCAGATCCAGGACTTCGAGGCAGGCGTGCGCTTCATGCGCCTGCAGCAGGCCGAGGGTGCCAAGATGAGGAACGGCGTCCCCACCAGCGGCATGATGGAGCTGCCGACGAACTTCGCGGAAGCGCTGAAGGATCGCCGCGGCGCCCGCCGTCGCAACCTCTTTGCTGCCGTGTCGGACCTGCGCAAGGCGCAGAACCGCGCGGATTTCCTCGCAACGAACTGATTGAAGGAAAGCCGTCATGCCTCAATTCGGAAGCGGTATCGTACCCAGTGGGGCCCTCGGGACCCAGCTCTCTGCCGTCACCCGTCGCGGCATCACCGAAGATGCCATCGTCGCCCTCTACCAAGCCTCGCCCACGCTGGCGCTGCTGTTCTCCAAGGCCAACGCCGCCTCCGGCGGTGTGTCGTCGGTGACGGTGCCGGTGCAGCTCTCGCCGCTAACGGCGGGCAGCTGGACGGACTTCGGCGGCGCCTTCCCCGCGCCGCAGGTCATGTCCGGTCTGGTGCCGGCGGAGTTCAACCTGAAGGGCCTGGTGGTCCCGGTACCGCTGCTCGGCATGCAGTCGATGCTGCAGGTGGACGAGACGGTGGTCTCGCTGCTGGAAGCGACCATGGACGACGCCAGCAACCAGGCGGTCTCCATGCTGACCAACGCGCTCTTCAACAACGCCTCGAACGCGCAGCAGCTCGGCGGCTTCCCGCTGGCGATCAGCAATACCGGCACCTACGGCGGCATCAACCGTGCGACCTACACGAACTGGCAGTCGAACGTGATCGCCGAGGGCACCGTGGCGCCCACGCGCAACTCGACCCTGCTGGACGTCATCAAGACCACCAGCGCGGGCTTCGGCGAGCGGCCGACCTTCGGCGTGACCGGTCCGCTGACCTGGCACAAGCTGGCGACCGACTTCACCTCGCAGGAACGCTACAACGTCAACCCGGGCGGCACCTACGCCGACAGCCAGTTCGGCGCCGCGGCGATGTTCCAAGCGCTGTCGGTCGGCGGCGTGCCGATCTACCTGGACGCGAACGCGACCGAGGGCGAGATCTACTACCTCAACGAGAACTACGTGTCGCTGTACATCCACCAGGATGTGAGCTTCGGCTTCACGGGGTTCGAGTCCACCCTGATCAACAACCAGATCGGTTTCATCGGCGCGCTCTTGAGCCTGCTCGAACTGGTCGTGTCCAAGCCCTCCACCTGCACGGTGGCGACCGGCTACACCCATTCCTAACGAGGACGTGCCATGAGCCTGATTTCGGCCAAGACGCTACTCCCGGGGACCGGCATTGCGATGGGCGGCGCCGGTTCGGCCTACACCACCTACAACAGCAACGTGTTCAGCGCGGCAGGCAACTTCACGCTGCCGGCCGGCGACTGGTGGGTGCTCCCGACCGCCGACACGTCGGTGCAGGTATCCATCGA